GGATATGATGGTTGGAAAGCTGTTATTGAAGAAATTAAAAACAAATATCCAAAAGTTTAAAACATTTACTGTTCAATTCATGACTACATTAGACACATAAATACTTAATAAAACTTTAGGTATTATAATGTCTACAATAACAACCAGAACACAATTCAAAGATTATTGCTTACGCAGACTTGGTTTTCCTGTCATTGACATTAATGTGGATGAAGATCAAGTGGAAGACCGTATTGATGATGCCATTCAATATTGGCAAGATTATCATTTTGATGGTATGCAAAAGGTTTATTACATTCATACAGTAACGCAACAAGATATTGATAACAAATATCTTGATATGTCCAGCATTACAGATTCTTCCAACAACGCAACAACAATTCTTGGTGTAACCAGATTATTTCCAATTCAAGATTCTCAAGCAACAATTAATATGTTTGACTTGAGATATCAATTACGTTTGAATGAATTGTATGACTTCACATCAGCATCATACATCAACTATACATTAACACAGCAACACTTGCGTTCTTTGGAAATTATGTTTACAGGTGAAACACCAATTCGTTTTCAAAGACATATGCAAAGATTGTTTATTGATTGGGCTTGGGGTTCATCACAGGCACCCGTTGGAACAGTTGCGGTATTAGAATGTTATACCACTTTAAATCCAGATTTTTATGGCCAAGTATGGAACGACCGTTGGCTTAAAGAATATGCAACAGAATTGATACGCAAACAATGGGGTTCCAATCTTAAAAAGTTTGGTGGAATCCAATTACCTGGCGGCGTAATACTAAATGGCGACAAAATCTATGAGGATGCCGAAACAGAAATTCGCCGTTTAGAACAAGAAATGGAAAACAATTACGGCGGTGTGTTGGAATTCTTCCTGAACTAAAATGGCAACATCAGTATATTTTAATAATTATAATTCCGCAAAAGAACAACATGTGGTAGAGGACTTGATTGTTGAATCAATCAAGATCATGGGTTTTGATGCGTATTACATTCCTATCTTTAACGAAGAAGATAGAGATATTCTTTATGGTGAAGATCCAGTTAAGAAATTTAAGACGGCTTTCCCAGTTGAAATGTATCTCTCAAGTGCATTAGAATATACAGGTGAAAAAGAATTCTTTTCTAAGTTTGGTTTAGAAATCAAAAACAACGTCAGCGTAATTCTTTCAAAGCGTTCATTCTCACAACGAGTGCCACAAAACCAATTTACCAGACCTAGAGAAGGTGATTTGATTTATGTTCCTTTCTTGTATGGTACTGGTGAAATGTTTGAAATTAAATTTGCAGATCATACCAAAGATTTCTTTACATTGGGACGTAAGATTCCATATTTCTATGAGTTGCAATTAGAGAAGTTCAAGTATTCACAGGAAGTTGTGGATACTGGTATTGATTCAATTGATGATATTGCAACACAATCTGCATATACAATTGATTTTACAGTCTCAACACCACAAAATGCAAACGATTACCAATTAAAAGAGATTGTTTACCAAGCACCGAATCAATTATATGCAAACGCCACAGCGATAGCAATCGTTCAAAATTGGGACAAACCTGCAAATACATTGAGTGTAACAAACATCACAGGCGAATTTACAGATAATGTAACAATTATTGGTGCATCAAGTAATGCAAGATATATGTTGTCAAATTACAATCCGTTATTTGATAGTACCAGAAATGAAGTTTATGATAACATGTATATTGAAGATCAGGCAAACAATATCATAGACTTCACAGAGTTTAATCCGTTTGGAAAAATTTAATGGCAGCAATACAGTATAATCGTATCATTCGTAAATTGGTTGTTGGTTTTGGCAACCTGTTTAATGAAATACAGTTGGTCAGATACAATCCTGACATGACTGAGGCTGAACGTTTTCTAATTCCTATTGCGTATGCCACAAAAGAACGATATGTAATGCGTTTGGAAGATGACTTGAATTTAGATAAAAAAGTTCAAGTTACATTACCAAGACTTTCATTTGAAATGACTGGCATGAATTATGATGCCACAAGAAAACAAAATACGAATGTCAGAAACTACGCACAAACGGCAAGTGGTGTAGTAGGCCAATACAATCCTGTTCCATATGATTTTGATTTTAGTTTGTATCTTTATGTAAGAAACATTGAAGATGCAACACAAGTATTGGAACATGTTTTACCATTCTTTACACCAGACTATACCATGAAATTGAATTTGATTCCTGAGATGGGTGTGGTCAAAGAAGTACCTGTTATTTTTAAAGATGCAGAACACGAAATCATTTATGAAGGTGATCGTAATCAAGAAACCAGAATAATTATTTGGACACTTAGATTCACAGTAAAGGGTTTTATATATGGCAAAACATCTTCTGGAAAAATTATCACACATTCAATTACGAATATTTACAATAAGATAACACCTGAAGATGTTGTTTCTTTTACTATGGATCCAACTTCAGGTGCAGGTGATTATCAGGTTGATGAAATCGTTTATCAAGGTTATTCATATCAAACAAGTACCGCATCAGCAAGAGTTGTTTCTTGGGGTAATGAGACACTTAAATTAACTGAGATTAATGGTAATTTTGTTTCCGATTCACCTATATACGGCATCAACAATTTGGCAAATTATAAATTTACTTCATATACACCAGTAACATTTGAATATGCACAAGTTGATGCATATGCAAATCTACCACCAATTGTCAAAACTGATGATACCGAATTCACAATGGATAGTTCCAATACAAGCATAACAATGGATAAGATTAACACACCATTCGTAACGATAACAGAGAGCAAATAAAATGGCAAAACAAACAATCAATGTTGGCGCAGCCGCTAATGATGGAACAGGAGACACTCTTAGAGCTGCATCAATAAAAATTAATTCAAACTTTACTGAAGTTTATGCTACGGCACAATCGTCTTTTAATAAAGCCAATACAACCAGTGATGCATTAAATAACCTAACTCCTGATGTTCAGACTGCATGGAATACCGCTAATACTGCGTTTGTTGCCGCAAATGCTGCTTTTGCAAAAGCAAATACTTCTTATAAAAAAATAATGTTTGTGAATTCAACAGGAAACACAAATCTAAATTTGGAAAGTGAAATTGTTCTTTGCAGTCCAAATGTTGCTGGCGGTCCTATTACTGTTATTTTGCCAAGTCCTACCGTAGTAGGACAATACATTACTATTAAAAATATGGATGCTGCAGGAAATATAGTTTACATTCAACCTTCAGCCAATCAAAGTATGGAACTTTTAAATCATACAGTAGGCACAGGTATATACGAAACTTTACCTGCAACGGATCATACCATCACTTGGGTTTGGACAGGTTCGGCTTGGAGAATTATTAACGCATACGTTTAAAAATGAATACATTTGATAAAAATATGGAAAAGATTTTTGATGTGGCACCGGTTGAAAAATCAGAACAACCTTTGGTGCCAACACCAAAACCTGCGGTGAATGAATCTGATTTAAAACAAGATTTAAAAGACGCATACGAACAATCAAAAGAAAATCTACAAGATTTGATTGACAATGGCAAAGATGCGATGGAGGAATTACGTCAGATTGCCAGTTCTGGCCAACATCCAAGAGCCTTTGAAGTATATGCAACATTGTTGAAAAACATGGTGGATGCAAACAAAGAATTGTTAAACATACAAAAACAAATGCGTGACATGGACGGCAAGAAAAAAGATGGTGACACCAGAATTGATAAAGCCATCTTTGTAGGATCAACCGCAGAATTAAATAAACTCATTAAAGGTAAAGAATGAGTGTAGAAGTTGAAATTGATGATTATGATTTAGATGCCAAAGATACCTATCGTGACAATCCGTTACTTAAAAAAGCAGGTGTCAAGGTAGAATATACTCAAGAACAAGTTGACGAGTATATCAAGTGTGCTAAAGATCCAGTCTATTTTGCCGAAAACTACGTAACTATTGTCAACGTTGACCGTGGTTTGATGAAGTTTGATATGTGGCCATTTCAGAAAGAAATGATCCGTACCTATCATGAAAACCGTTTCTCAATAACCAAATGTCCTCGTCAGGTTGGTAAAACAACCACCTCCGTTGCATATCTCCTTTGGTTAACACTCTTTACAGATACACAGAATGTGGCCGTCTTGGCAAACAAAGGTTCGTTGGCGAGAGATATTCTTGGTAAGTATCAGTTAGCATATGAAAACTTACCAATGTGGTTGCAACAAGGTGTTGTGGTATGGAACAAAGGTAATGTTGAATTAGAAAACGGTTCAAAGATTGTTGCCGCTTCTACATCAAGTTCTGCAATCCGAGGCGGTGCATTTAACTTAGTATTTTTGGACGAATTTGCGTTCGTGCCAAATAACATTGCCGAAGAATTCTTTAACTCCGTTTACCCTGTTATTTCATCAGGTAAAACTTCCAAGATTATTATTGTTTCCACTCCAAACGGCATGAACTTGTTTTACAAGTTGTGGATGGATGCAATCAATAAGAAAAACAATTACAAGACTTTTGAGATTCATTGGTCTATGGTACCAGGTCGTGATGAAGCCTGGAAAGAAGAAACAATTCGCAACACATCAGAACGTCAGTTTCGTCAAGAATTTGAAACCGAGTTCTTGGGTTCATCTAATACATTAATTTCTGGTTATAAACTTCAAACTATGGTGTATCGTGATCCAGTTGTGATACACGATGGATTAAGAATATATGAACAACCAGTAAAAGAAGGTGTCAATGATTCCAAATCGGATCATTTATACTGTATTTGTGTGGATGTTTCTGAGGGTAAAAATTTGGACTGTTCTGCGTTTCAGGTAATTGATATATCACAAACACCATATAGGCAAGTCGCTTCATATAGTTCTTCATCAATTACACCTATTCTTTTTCCAACAGTCATCTATAATACCGCAAGATTATATAATGATGCATATGTTTTGGTTGAAATCAATAACAATCCACAAGTTGCAGACTCGTTACATTCAGATTTTGAATATGAAAATCTATGGAAAGTATATACCGGAAATAAAAAACCACAACAATTGAGTGCCGGTTTTGCCCGTGGTATACAAATGGGTTTAAAAATGTCACCTCAAGTCAAGGCGGTTGGTTGTTCCAATCTGAAAACATTGATTGAAGGTGATAAATTAAGTGTATGTGATTTTGATACCTACTCCGAATTAACAACTTTTGAACAACAAAAGAATTCGTTTAAGGCAGCAGATGGTGCTCATGATGATTTGGTCATGGGTCTTGTGATTTTTGGATGGGTTGCAACGCAACAATACTTCAAAGAGATCGTTAATCACGATATACGTAAACAAATCCAATTGGAACAAATGAACCAAATGGATGAAAACATACTTCCTGCACCAATCATTGATGACGGACTTGAAACTCCATTTGAAATTATGGGTGGTGATTTGTGGGAAGTTGCAAATGGTGGTGATACTTATGCGAGTTTTATTAAAGAAAGACTGAATAATTTGTAAATCCGGCCTTTCATAAATATTCTTTATGGTATTCTACTGCCAAGAAACATAATAAATCAAGGAGAATAAAATGGCATTTCAAATCTCTCCAGGCGTAAATGTATCAGAAGTTGACTTAACAACAGTTGTACCTTCTGTGCTAACTACCGCTGGCGCATTTGCTGGAAATTTTAATTGGGGTCCAGCCAATCAAGTAAAATTGATTGATAGTGAAATTACTTTAACAAAAACTTTCGGAAAACCAGATTCTAACACAGCAGTTTCTTTCTTTACTGCTGCAAACTTCCTGTCTTATGGCAATAATTTAAGTGTTGTTAGAGCAGTCAACGCAAACACATTGAACGCTGATTCAGGCGCATCAACTAATGTTCAAGTAGAAAATGATGATGTTTTTGAGTATACATATTTAAATATAGACAATGCAAACACATACGGTCCTTTCATGGCTCGTTGTGCTGGTGCTTTAGGTAACGGTTTAAGAATCTCTGTGTGTGACAACTCAACTGATTTTGCAACATGGACATACAAAGGTTATTTCCCAAGTGCTCCAGGAACATCAGCTCAAGTTTCGGCCGCAGGCGGTTCAGGCGATGAAATGCATATCGTTGTTGTTGATGGTTCAGGTAATTTTGGAACAAAAAATACTGTTCTAGAAACATTCGCTTTTGTTTCCAAAGCATCTGATGCTTCAAACAATGGCGTTTCAAACTATTATAAACAAGTAGTTTTTGATAGTTCAAATTATGTTTTTGCTGTTGATCCAGCCGACTATGGTAACACAAATGGAACATGGGGTTCTCCTTCAAATACCAATTTTACTGTTTTAAACGGCGTTAAGAATTATGTTCTTGCTGGTGGTATTGATGCTACAGTTACACCTGGTAATAAAGAAACAGCATATGATTTATTTGCAAACAAAGACACTATAGACATTTCTCTTGTTTTAACTGGTGATGCAGACACAATTGTTCAAAACTATGTTATTTCTAATGTAAGCGCAGGTAGAGCAGACTGTGTTACATTTATTTCACCTCCACAATCAGCCGTTATTAATAATTCAGGAAATGAAACTTCCGACATTGAAACATGGTTGTCAAACTTAGCAACAACATCTTCTTATGCAGTTGCTGATTCTGGTTGGAAATATCAATACGACAAATACAATAATGTATACCGTTGGATTCCACTAAACGGTGACATTGCTGGTTTATGTGTTTACACAGATACAACCCGTGATCCATGGTTCTCTCCTGCCGGTTTCAGCCGTGGTCAAGTTAAGAACTGCATCAAGTTGGCATGGAATCCATCCAAGACACAAAGAGATACATTGTATGGCGCAGGCGTTA